TCGACGATGACACGCTTCCCCAGGTAGGTCGGGACCTCGGCGCTCACGGAACTGTCCTTGACGAAGTCGATCAGGTCCTGCCGTGCGAGGTCGGCCTCCACGGCCGAGTGCATCATGAACCCGGTCAGCTTGCTCTTCGCGTCGCCGAGGCACTGGATCGCGAGGATCGCGTTGTCGGCACTGATCCGGACGTCCGTGTCGTAGACGTTCGCCGCCATGCTCGGCGCTGCGAACACGCCCGCGAGGGTTGAGAGGAGCGTCGCCTGCATACGGCGAGCCCAGTACCCGGCGACCATCTGGCCGATCGTGGCCATCGGGTCGTCGCCACTGAGGGCCTTGGCGAGATCGTTCACGGACCAGGCTTTCCCACGCATGAGGAGCGCGGCGATGTCCTGACCGGAGGTGATCCGCTCGACGTCGAGCGCGGCAATGTCCGAGAGGACCTCGTCGTCGCCGTCCAGGTCGTTCCAGAACGGCATGTTGATGAGCCGCCCCCCTGATGCTGCGAGGCTGTTCAGTTCATCACTGGTCGCTACGATCCCGCTCTGGTAGAGCGCAGAGAGTTCTGCGGTCTGCTGGACCACATACGGGTTGAATACTTCCGGGACAATGAC